AGTTTAAACGGTAAATTCTTTGATTTTAAAAGCCAATTTCCTTATCAATCTATATCTACGGATTGTCAAATATTAGTATTTGATGATGTTAAAAAGAACTTTGATTTTGAAAATTTGTTTAGTGTAATCACAGAAGGTATTGAAATAACTTACAAAGGGAAAGATACTATCAAGCTACCATTAAAGGATTCACCTAAAGTAGTAATTACTACTAACTACATTATGAAGGGTAAAGGAGGCTCTCACGATGCTAGAAGATTTGAAGTTGAACTATCTCCTTTCTTCAGTAGTGCTTATACACCTGTTGATTTGTTCGGTCATAGATTGTTTGATGATTGGGATTTGCAGGAATGGGCAAGATTTGATTGTTACATGACTGAATGTTTAAAGAAATACCTGGATAAAGGTTTAATCAACTATCATGCAATTAACCTTCCATTTAAAAGATTTGAAAGTGAAATAGGTAAAGAGTTATTAGATTGTTTTTCAAATATAAATATAAATGAGTGGATTAATTCAAATGATTTCTATGAGAATTATACTCAATCTATTCCTAAACGATGGAATGCTAAGACAAAGAATGCAGTTACTATTGATTTAAAGAAGTATTGTTTATTTTATGAATTAGAATATGAAGCAATTACATCAAATAATATTAAGAAATTCAAAGTAACAGATAATAAAATTAATCCACAAACATTAGAAAAATGGAATCAGTAAAAGCATTAAAAGAAAAGTTACTTCCTGAGATTAAAGAAGAATTACTAACGTATTGCGAGAGTAAAGGAATGGATTTTAAGAACTCCTTAGAGATTGAATTTAGAAAAGCTACACATTATATTAATGAGATAGTTTTTAAGTCTGAGAGAGCCTTAATTAATGAACAAGCAAACGATTTGCCAAACGAGTTACGAATAGTAATGTTAGAAAAGACTTTTTTTCAGCTTAGAATCATTCAAGAACAAATGATAAAGCAAAATGAAACGATTAAAAGTCAAGAATTAGAGATAAAAACAATGAAAGATAAATTTGATTTCTTTAAAAAAGACTATAGAAGATGAATCTTAGACAATATCAGATAGATAATTCTGAGAAAGGAGTTAGAATACTTCGTGAAAAGAGGATTGTTTATTATTCTATGCAAGTTAGAACAGGCAAAACAGTAACTGCTTTAAATACTGCTAAATTATTTGGAGCAAAAAACGTTTTATTTCTTACAAAAAAGAAAGCAATAAATGGAATACAAGAAGATTATGTAAACTTTGGTTTTGATAAAGATTTTGAATTATTTGTTATTAATAATGAATCAATGAAACTTGCTAAAGGAAAATTTGATTTAATTATACATGATGAAAGTCATCGTTTTGGATCATTTCCTAAACCATCAAATGGATGCAAAGAATTTAAGTTAAGATTCTCAAATTTACCAATGATATTTCTATCTGGAACACCAACACCTGAATCTTATTCTCAAATATTTCATCAATTTTGGGTATCAAATTACAGTCCATTTGCTAGAATGAACTTTTATAATTGGGCAAAACTTTATGTAAACGTTAAACAGAAGCATTTAGGTTTTGGAATTATAAATGACTATTCAGATGCTAATAAACAAAATATTGATTTAGTATTAAAAGACTATTTTATTTCATTCACACAAGAAAACGCAGGATTTAAAGCAGTCATTGATGAGCAGGTATTAACTTGTAATCTGAATGAACAAACATTAAAGATAATAAAGCTCCTGGAGAAAGATTTAGTTGTTATTGGTAAGACAGAAGAAATAATAGCAGATACAGGAGTAAAATTATTAAGTAAATTACATCAACTTTGGAGTGGCACAATTAAATTTGATAGTGGAAATAGCAAAGTAATTGATTATTCAAAAGCAATGTTTATACATGAAAGATTCAAAGGTCAAAAGATAGCTATATTCTATAAATTTAAAGCTGAACTATTAGCACTTCAAGAAACTTTTGGAGATAATTTAACCACAGATTTAAGTGAGTTTGATAATTCAAATAAAAATATTGCTTTACAAATCATTTCAGGTAGAGAAGGAATATCTTTAAAAAATGCTGAATATCTTATTTATTATAATATTGACTTTTCTGCTACTTCATATTGGCAGTCAAGAGATAGATTAACCACTATTGATAGACTAGAGAATAAAGTATTCTATATATTTTCAAAAGGTGGTATTGAGCATCAAATCTTCAAAGCAGTTAAAGCAAAGAAATCATATACAACTTCATATTTTTTAAAAGAAAATGGCTTTAAATTTTCAAAGTAAAATAATAAAAGAATATGAAAGTAAAGGATATTTAGTTCTAAACGTAATTAGATTATCTAAATCAGGCTTTCCAGACCTTCAATGTTTAAAGAATGGCTGCACAATTTGGATTGAATGTAAAGAAAAGAATGATAAATTAAGTCCATTACAAAAATTTAGGATAGATCAGTTAATTGATAATGGTTTTGAAGCATTTTGTATCCAAGAAAGTAAAGGTCAAATATATCCTACTATTTAGAATCAATATAAATAACACATTATAGTTTTATCAATGAATAAATTAACTATCTTTACAGAAACAAAACATAAATAACATGAAAGAAACACAAATTGATTCGATGAAATATCGAAAATCAACACATCTAGCAGGTATAGATGTAGAAACAATCGTCAATGAGAAAGGCAATTGTGTATTAACAATCAAAGAGGCATACTACGACAAAGGAGTAGATGTATCAGGTAACAAATCAGATGGATACTTCATTGAATTTGTAGAAGATATTAAGCCAATGATGGTTAACTCTATCAATCGTAAAACTATCAATGCAGTAGTTAAGGAATCAAAGAAATGCACATCAGCAGAAAGTAGATTTCTTCCTAACTGGATTGGAATGAAGATTGAATTGTCATTTGATGAAACAGTTAAAATGATGGGTAAGGTTACAGGTGGAATTAGAGTTAAGCCAACGCAGTTTAAAGTTGAAAAGAAACAGCTTAACGATGCACAATTTACAAGAGCATTAGAAAATATCACAAACGGTACATTTACAATTGATAAATTAAAAGAAGATTTTTTATTAACAGAACAACAACTAGGGAAATTATGAGAGGAGATGAATCAATAAATCCAATAACACAAGAGAATTATAAAAACTTGTACGGAGAGGGATTAACCAAACGTGAATACTTTGCAGGATTAGCGATGCAATCTATAATAGCAAGTGGAAGATATAGCGAACTTGAAACAGCTTGTTGTGCTATTAATTATGCAGATGAACTTTTAAAACAACTAGAACTAGAACTTGGATTATGATAGTATACGACAAAATAGAACAACGATCAGAAGAATGGCATGAACTTAAGCATGGTAAGATAGGTGGCACTTTATCTAAAGGCTTATTTGTCAAATCAGATACTTTGCTTAATGAGATACTTTCTCAACGTTTAGAAGATTATGAGCCACAAGATGGATACATTAGTTCAGATATGCAAAGAGGTATAGATTTAGAGCCATTTGCAATCGCAGCACTAGAGAAAGAAATATTTGTCGAGTTTAAGCAAGTTGGATTCTTACAAAATACTGCTATTCCATTGCTTGGTATTTCACCTGATGGAATTACAGAAGATGAAACAATACAAGTTGAGGTTAAATGTCCAGGCTCAAAAAAACATACTGAAACGATTTGCAATGATGAGATTCCACAAGATAATATTCACCAGGTACTTCATGCTTTTACAGTTAATCCTAAATTGGTATGTATGTATTTTGTATCTTACCGATGGGAAAACAAGATTAAGCCATTATGGTATAAGATGTTGACTAAAGATTCAGAGATTAATCTAGGCACAAAAGCAAAGCCAGTTATCAAGACTGTTGTCGAATGGGTTGCAATAGCTAGAGAGAATGCTGAGGAGTTGAACAAGCAAATTAATGACAAGCTAATCGAACTTAATGAAAGATATGAAAGATATGGAAGTTAAGAAAGTTGGAAGACCAAAACTAAGTGAGCCATATAAGCCGTTGCAGATTTCTGTACCGGCTAGGCTTCACCAGGAACTAAAGGTAGTTGTTAAACAATATGTAAAGCTAAAATTATGGCAGATATAACAATGTGTTCGGGCAAAGATTGTCCATTTAAAGAAACGTGCTATAGGTATACAGCACCAGTATCTGATTATCAACAAAGCTACTTCTTTACTTCTCCAATAACAAAGGAAGAAGAAATAAGTTGTGATTATTATTGGGAATATGAAGAACATAGATAAAGCACTAATGTATTGTTATAGGGAGTTGTACGCAAATGCAACTCCTTCTGCATCGTTTGATGAACTATTAAAAAATGCCACAATAAATGATCGTGGTCAAAAAGAAATACCGTTCTTAGATTATGAGATTGAAGAAGATATGTTTGATGAGATTGTAGCAGATACTATTAAGGTGTATAAAATTAAACCAGGTATAAAAACTGCATTTAAAAATACTATATTGTTTGGATGCAGTCCTAAATTTAAGAAAGATGTATCATAGTGTTGACATAAACTAATAGATAAGATGAGCAGAGAAATAATAATAGGTGTAATAGCAATTGGATTGATAATTATTACAGTAATAATTGATAAATATACTAGGTTATGAGAAATTTAATATACATATTTTTAATTAATTTGTTATATAAGGGAGTTGATTAAAATTTAATCTTATATTTGACGAAATTAACGTCTATTATGAACGCAGATTGGTTGAAACATATTGCTAAACATCACAAAGAATGGGTATCCATTGTCAAAGGATGGGGAGAAGTTGAATACTGTGAAGATATAGTTCAAGAGATGTACATAAAACTACTTAAATATACTACAGAAGAAAAGATTGTCAAAAATGGTCAAGTCAATAAGTCTTATATTTGGTTTACACTACGATCTATTTTTATTTCAGCAATAAAAGAACGAAACAAGATAGATAAAGTTAGAATTGGCAACGGTTTTGAAGTAGAATACGTTTGTGAATTAGAAGAATCAGTAGCTTATTCAAGAATGTTAAGTAAGATTGACAAAGAAATAGATAGCTGGGAATGGTTTGATAAGATGTTATTCAAGCTATATGCAAAGTCAGGAGATTCAATTCGAGATATTGCAGAACGTACACACATTTCAACTACTTCTATATTTCACACATTAAAGTATTGCAAAGAAAGAATCAAAGATAACGTATCAGAAGATTACGAAGATTTTAAAAATAACGATTTTGAATTAATATAACAACTATGAATAAAACAGTAAACAAATTTTTAGAAGAACAAGCAGCAGGTATTGCTTTAAAGATGGACGAAGTAGGAAAGTCCGAAACACCTAACTTAGCAGATTATCATTTCTTAACTGCATTAATGATGAGTATTCAATATTTATTAGAGACAAATGGCAAAGCAAGTAAAAAGAACTAGAAGAACTCCCCAGCAAATGGAGGATGCAAGAAAACAAGAGTCTCAGGGATTAGGAGATACAGTAGAGAAAATATTTAAGGCTACAGGTGTATCTAAAATTGTACATTTTATTGCAGGGGATGATTGCGGATGCGACAAGCGAAAAGAAACATTGAACAAATTGTTTCCTTATAATAATCCTTTGTGCCTAACAGAAGACGAATACCAGTATATAGATGCTTACATAGTTTCTAAAAGAGATGATCTAAAACACGGAGAACAAACTAAAATGTTAGCCATATACAATAGAGTATTCAAGAAAGCAGATGCACCTTCTAATTGTGCGTCTTGTTGGAGAGATATAATGAACGCATTAAAGAAAGTACATTCAACTTATGAAGAAACTATTTAACATAGCAATCTTGTCAATTGTATTGATGAGTTGTAAGAAAGAAGTTAAAACACCTGTAAGCAATACTTGTGATTGTGTTGAATATCACGAAAAGAAGGAAATGGTAGAAACATTCCCAACATGGCAACTAGAGTTTGTATTCGATTATACCACAGATTCAATTCCTGACTTGTGTGCAAAAGATAATGGTACTTGGATATACAATTCAAACAGCACACAACGTTATAAGTACATTTGTAATTAATACAAAATGTGTTACACAAAATGTATAAGCTAGAAGATATGAAATACTACATCGCAGTTGTAAATGATAGAATTCATTTAAAGGAATGGAAGAAACTAAAAACAAATTTGCAAGTTAGTGGTTATTCATATATAGTGTTCTTTGATTATAGCATTCAAGAAATAGAATTGAATGAAGTAACAAAGGATGTTTTTAAACAAATGGCATATAATGAGAATTAATGTTTAAACGCAATTTTTAACATGGGTTTTGAAAAAGGAAATAAGCTAAGTAAAGGTAGACCTACAAAAGTAGATGAGGAAAAATCAAATGAGATTTTCTTAAAAGCAATTAAACAAGTTTATTCAACTGATAATGATACTGAAGCTAAGATAGCATTTACAAAAGATTTATTAGATTCACAAAGAGGTCAAATCTTTGTTGCTGAACATCTATTCGGTAAAGCAAAAGATACAGTTGAAACAACATTGAATGTAAACGATTTCAACATTAAAGATTACTTCAAAGTTGGTACTAGTAAATGATAAGTATAATGCTTTAGGCTCAGATTCTAGGTATTTTATAGCAACAGGTGGAAGAGGTAGTAGTAAGTCATTTTCTATTACTTCGTTTCTTGTTATGTTATCTAG